ACAAGCAATGAACTTTACAGATAATGTTGGATCTGATGCGGCATTAGTAGGATCTGTAGTTCATGGTTTAGTAGAAGATTTAATTAAAGGAAAAAAAATTCCAAAACAATCTGACAAAGCAGTTCTAAATTGTTGGAACTTATTTTTAGATTGGTGGAATCAACAAAACTTTACAGTAGTTGAAATAGAAAAAAAACTTTTCAGCAAAAAGTATGGTTATGTTGGAACTCTAGATCTTATTGTAAAAAATAAGAAAGGAGAACTTGTATTAATAGATCTTAAAACTTCTAACTTTATAGTTTTCGGATATGTTCTACAAGTTAATGCTTATAAGCAAGCATACGAGGAAGAAACAGGAAATAAAATTTCATCTGCATTTTGTCTTAGAATAGGTAAGACAGATACTAAAGTTGAAATAGCTGATATTCCTCTAACTAAACGATTATTTAACACTTTCTTAGGAGTAAAGCTTATTGTAGAAGAAAGAGAAAATAGTCAATATAAATAAAAACAGAAACAATAAAGGAAAAAACATGACACAACTACAACAAGGAAAACTACCTTTCTGTGGATTAACATTAGTAATGTATTCTACAGGAAACAAAGCACCAAAGATGGAGTTTCAAGCTTCATCAAATAAGGCTAAGTTCAAATGTACTTTAACTAAAAATCTTTACGAATTAAAAGATTTCGATAAATGGTTAGCTACGAGAGAAGTACAGGAATATGTTAGATCTGGACATGTTCTTAAATGGGGTAGTAAGATCGTTCAAGGAGAACAAACTAAATGGAGTGATGGATTGCAATTAGAAATCACATATTACATGGTAAAGCCATTTAATACTCAAGGTTATACAAAACCTACCATGAGACAACCTCAAGCTTATAGACAACCTCAGCAAAGTGTTCAGCTTACTGATGACGAACTTCCTCATAGCGAGAAAGAATGGTCACAAGGAGATGCTACTGAATTTAATCCAGAGCAATATGAACAAGAACTAGGTTAATGAGTGAACTTGCAAAATATATAGAAATTAGACCAAAGACTTTTGATCCTCATAGGATCTTAGCTTATCTAGATGCTTTAGACAAAAAGCTAGTAAAAGCTGAATTAGACTATGATGAAATAAAAGATCAAGTTCAAGAACACTACGATTTTGTAGTTAATGAAAAAGTGTCTAATAATTCTGTATCTGTTGCACAAGCGAAACTCCAAGCTACGAATGATAAAAGGTACAAAGAGATAAAAGAGGATTTTAGAAAAAGGAAAGCTCACTATCTCTATTGTAAAATACAATCTAAAAATGCTCATAGTTATTGTGAGAACTTAAAGCAACAATCTATAAATGATTTAGCTACAGAAAAGCTAACAAGAAATTAATATTTAGGGGCGAGAAATCGCCCTTAATGTTTCGTAAATTCTAACTCTGAAATATCTGTATCTTCATGGATCCCTGTATAAGTATATTCATAATCTATTAAAGATATATCAGATCGCTTTCTAATTTGTGAAAGCATATCCTGTGTTTTAGGAAAAGATGGGTATATATCAATAAATCTAAATGCTATGAAGCTTCCAAAAGGATTATGAGGAGATTCAACTTGCATTTCTAAACTTGTAATAACTGCATCTACTTTCGACATAGATACATTATAATGGAATTAAAAATTTTATGCGATTACTTTTTTTTCATTATATCTGCACCTTTAAGGCCATAGATTGCCGAAACGACACCGATAAACAATGCTTGATACCAAAATGGCATATTATTAAATTGATCAAAAAATTTATCAACCTTTTCCATTATAGCTGGATCTTCACTAAAGATACTCCAAATTAATAACATCACAGGCGCCGAAACTAAAATCAAAACGAACTCGTCTTTCCACCCTTGCTGATTATTTTGCATAACTGCTTTTTGATATTCTACTTCACCATTTGCCATCTTTTCTGCATGTCTCATTTCTGCTACAGATTCAAATTCTTTTGCTTTTCTTCTATTAGAAGCTATAGACATTCCCGTTTTAATTACAGTAGGAACTAACTTAGATGCTATACTTAACCACATAATTATTTACCCTCTATTTTTTCTATTAATATATCTATTACATGTTTAGCTTTTTGAAGATCTTTTATTTGTTCCTTTATAGCTTTATGTTTTAAATTATATCTAGAAACATATTTAACTACCTTAGCTTGACAAGGATTTAAGTTGTTATCCATAGCATAGTCTAAAGGTTGAATTTTAAGCTTCTTATACCAATCTCCACCCACTTGCTCGGAAAATGCTGAATCGTTGCTCTGTGAGGCTCTATGGCTCTTTAAAAGGGTATTTTTTAGCTTATTAGAAGTTGTCATACTATCTTTTTAATCCATGATCCACTATTGTCAAGCACCATTGGTAAAAGACGAGGAAAACCATTAATTATTATTCCACAACCTAGGATAAACCTTGTCTTAAAATTACGAGCATAATTAAATGCCATATTCTTTTGATTTATAAGACAACCCACGTTCATAGCAAAAAATAGATTATCAGGATTTGCCCACCATGAAATTAAAAGCTTCGTATGATAATGTCCTTGTACTGCGCTCATTCCCATAGTTTGTGAAACTTTTAAAATATCTGCACTTCTTCCATGAGTAAAGAAACATCTTTGGCCATTAGATAAAGTTAGAGTTAAATCATCAACCCACTTCCACTTTTTAGTTTCTAAAAAATCTCCATAATCTTTTAAGTATGCTCTAGGCAATCCATGTTTTAATGCTCGTCTATAAATTAAACTAGAATGATTACTATCAACTTCTATTACTTCTGGAAATATATCCTCTAGTTCTTTTATATATTCTTTAGCTTTTTGTAATTCATGCCCAGCAGAATAAAGATCAGGAGAACTATCGTGGAAAGATAATGCGTGCTGATCTAAACTGTCCCCTATGTTTACAATTTTATCAGGCTTAAATTCTTTTTTTATTTCTTTTAAAAAATTAAAACTATCTTTGTGATGATAGGGAATATGAAGATCGCTTATTACTAAAACTTTTGAGTTTCTCATGCATATTGCTTTTACAACTAATTAGAGAATATGTAAAGGAGTTGAGCTAAGAACACTAAAGCAATAGTTCCTACTCCATAAATAATCCATGTAATTAATTTATCAAATTTAGAATCAATCTTATCTATATCTGCATGCATATGTTTAAGATCATTATTCTCAATTTTATAAATAGATTTTTTTAATCCTGTTATATGGCCATACAAAGCGATAATATGTTCTCCTGTAGTTCTAGGTTTCTTACTCATCTCTTTTTTCTTTTTCTTCTAAGATCTACATCATGTTTTCTGCTTCCACGAACAAAACTATTTACTCTTGCCATTGCCCATGCTGACATAGGTATTCTAGGTCGAGATCCACCTGAAAGCCATGCACCTTGTCCTCGTCTATAAACTTTTTTAAGTTGTCCTAAAGTTATATTTTTTTTTGCTTTTGCTTTTGCTCTTAATGTAGCTATAACTCTAGGCGACAAAGGTTTTCTTCTAGTAGCCATTATCTTACTCTCGCTTTGAACATAGATCTAGGTATTACTGCTCCAGATTTATATAATTTAGACATAGCTTTTAATAATCTTGCTCTAGATAATCTTTTACTTCCTTTAAGTCCAGATAAGTATTTTTTAGGGATCTTTAATTTTTTATCTTTAGGTACTTTTCTAATCTTCATTTTCCTACACTCCTCATTGCTTTATTATGTGCAGAATTAAAAGTAGCACCTTTTTTTAATGCTCTTGCCATAGACTTCATATGTTTTAAACTGTGATGTCTTGCATGTGCTTTCATAGTTTTTTGTTGTCTAGGTTTTAAATCCTTAATTATATTTTTTATAGATGCTACTTTAACCATTTACTTTTTCTTTTTCTTCTTTTTCTTTTTGCTCTTTTTCATTCCTTTTGAGTGAGCTTTCTTTCCATAGTGATAAGGCATTATTTCCTCGCTTTCTTTTTTTTAGTTTTTTTCATTTTTTTCATAATAGCTTTCTGTAAAGCTAAAGGTAGTTTCTTTTGTTTTTTAGTAAGCATAGCTTCTCCTTAGTTTCTTAATTTACCACCTGACCATTTTGCTTCAGGTAATCCATTTTTATATTCAGATCCAGAAAAAGTCAAAACTTGCTTTCTATTAGATCCCTCTTTATATGAAACATGGATCCACCCTTGATTAGGATCCTTAACATCATCTTTCCAATATTCTAAAATTAATTGATCAAAGGTACAGTTATTCTCGATCCATAAAGCAACTTGTAAATTAGATACACCAGCTATTTCGAAATCGCATGCTTCCCCTTTGGTATGCTGAGAAGTTTTTTTAGATCCTATAGCTTCGCATAATGCTTCACTACGATAACCGCTGGTAATAGTGATAGGTTTGCCAAACTTAGCACGAGTGGGTTCAAGGATCTCGTAACAAAGATCTGTTAAGTTTTTTATTTCTCCACTACCAGCTTTATTAATAATTCCTTTTCTGGTCGCAGTTTGAGATTTTTCAAATTCTGATAAAACGAAGTTCTTAGAAAGTTGCATTTTTACTCCTATGGTTTAGGAATTGTTGTTATCAAATTCTTGTTGTAGTTCTAAAAGTTTTGCATTGACTTCTGATTCACTAGGTAATTCTGTAATTGGATTATCTACTAAATTTCCATCTACTCCTATTTTTTCTGTAAGTCTTAAATTAGCATAAATTTTATTTTTTGAATCTGTCCATGTAAACCAT